AATCATCTGTGCCTTGTCCATCTAGTGAACTGACAAAGATCTCATCTAAGATTAGCAGATTAGTATTGGCACTGTTCTTCATCTTGGCAATAGTTCTCCAAGTGAATAGTAGGGCAAGATCAATCCTCATCTTCTCACCCTCAGAGAATGAAGCATAGGTAAACTCATCTCTGAACCTAGACTTGATAGTCTCTTCAAAGTTTTCATTGAGATCAAATGAAACATAGAAGTCTAGTTCCTTAAGATATCTGTTAACCAATTGATTCATTACTGGAAGATACTTCTTAATGATAACTGATTTGATACCAGTGTCCCTGAGCATATTAGAAACCACATCGTAGTCATCCCTTGTTTTCTTACTGTCAAGTAGGGATTCCTCTACAACCATTCCATCCTTCGCCATCTCTTTCAATCTTTCTTTCTCTTTCTTTAGAGAGACAACCGTACCTGTATTAATTTTCTCTTCTATATCTTGTATCTGTTTTTTCTTCCATTGTATTTCTTTATTGTAAGAACTGATAGTGTCATTAATTTCTCTGATCTCATTGTTTATAATCTGTCTCTCACTAATTTTCTCCAGTAGGATATCAAGTTTCTGTTGCAATGCTACTGATGCATCATCTAATTCTTTTAGTGAGACGTTTATAATTTTCTTCTTATCGTTCTTTAATTCTTCTGTGATTGCTTGATGGCATGTGGGACAGTTATCATTCTTATCAAAGAACTTATATTCTTTATCAAAAGATTTTTTCTTAGTTTTAAATCTGTCCTGATATACTAGGAGTTCTGTTTGCTCCTTATCTAGATCACCATATGCTTCTAAGCTTTTTTCTTTAGACGAGAGTTCTCCCAATCCCTTTGTAACTGCATCCATTGTGCTAGAGATTTCTCCTTCAAGATCTTTGATCTCTCTTTTTCGTCTGGAGGTATTTGCATTTGATTGCTCCTGTAAATTAGCAATGAGGTTTTGTTGCATCTCAACCTTGTTCTTAGCAAGGTCAACTTTATACTCACACTCTCTAAGTTGTTCTTTAACAACCTTTACCTTATCTCTAAGTAAAGTATTCATAGTAGAGAAGATACGAATATCTAGGAGATCTTCAATAACTTCTCTACGGTTAGGGGGTGTAAGTTGCATGAATGGAACAAAGCATGATGATCCTAAGATCACCACCTGAGTAAATGATTTATAATTCAACCTCAGTATACTTTGCTCCAGATGTTTTTGCTGCTCATTCATAGCTGCTTCTTGGGAAAGCATTGAACCATTTAGATAAATTTCAAACAACGTAGGTTTGAATCCACGTCGTATCATATAGTCACGAGAACCAATACTAAATTCAATCTCAACGAGCAGATCCTTTTCGTTTACTGCGTTCACCAGTTGCGACTTGGTGATCTTACGAAAAGGTTTGTTGAACAAAGCAAAGCAGATAGCATCCAAGAATGTGGATTTACCTGCACCGTTTGATCCAACTATCAGAGTAGCAGGACTTGCATCTAACTGTATCTCACTAAAAGCATTACCAGTTGAAAGAAAATTCTTCCAACGTACAGTTTTAAATAGAATCATTCGACAAAAATTATTCCCTAGGGGGCACTACTATATCATCAGGAGTGACAACATAATATTCATTACCACTAGTGACACAAGCTTGAATGATCTCACGATCATCCACTTCTACCACTGACATTTCTGGAAAGTCATCAGCTTCCAGAAGTCCAGCATAGCGTAAAGCGTCGTCTTTGTCAAGGAACATGTAAACCATTTTGTCAGATTTCTTTCCTTGAATCGCATAGGCACCTTCTTTTTCTTTACCAGCAATTGCTAAAATATACATCATACTAACTCTAGTGCTTCCACGTATAGGTTCTTTAATATAGATTTAAGTGCAGTCTTATCTTTATATTCTATGTCATCAACGTATCGTTCAAGGATGGTAAGAGTATCCTCTTTCTCTATATCAATCTCCTCACTTAAATCTTGTTCAAATGATGGATCCTCGATAACTTTGATCTCATGTACACCAGCAGCATAGAGTTGTGAAAGAAAGAATTCAAATTTATCTGTATTCTTCTTTTGCTCTACAATGATCTTAATAAAATTGTTTGTGTAGTCTGTATACTTAAACTTACTACTATTTACACGATCCTCATGGTAGTATATCTTCTGATAGATGCTGTAAGGGTTCGGTATAAACTCCAATTGCTGAGTTTCAGTATCAAATATATGGAAACCACGCTTACAATTATAGTCATTCCAATAGATTTGGTAGGGATTACCTAGGTATGTTATGTTCTCTCTCGTACTTCTTTGATGATAGTGACCTGAGAATACCTTATCAAACTTTCTATAAGGAGAAGTGGCAGCACCATGATCCATGATGTAACCTCTATGTGCTTCAAATCCATTGAGTTCTAAGTGTCCCATTGCTACTGGACACTTACTCTTTGCTATCAGATCATATGTTTCATCATGATTCTCTGAGTTTATCCAAGGTACAAATAGAATAGGTAGTCCTCCTATCTCTACTTCAGTTGCTTTAGAATATATTTCTACGTTATCATACTCTCCAACTACACTGACTAATGTGTTAACTAAATTAGTATCTTTAAAGTATGCTGTGTGATTACCTACAAGAGAATGGACTGTAACACCCATGTCTTTTAGTACATCAAAATAGTTATGAGTTGCCCACTGTGCTGCCCATATATCTAAGTTTCTGCGGTTGTCAAATGTATCTCCTAAGTCAAGAACTGTCTTGATGCCACGTTTTTTTAGGGTAGGAAAGAATACATTTCTATAAAACTTCTTAAAGAAATCATGAAATATTCTACTAGACTTCCTTGCACCAAAGTGTTGATCTGTTATTATCGCTATCTTCATCGTGTACGTAGTAAAGGTGGAAGGTGTCCTGTCATATTCATGCCAAAGAAATTAAGAGTGAGTCTAGGTTTAGTCCCAAATGTTTTAACTCCATGGTGAGTTTTACCACTGAACAATACAAATCTATTGTAAATATTCTCAACGGTAACAGTCTCAGTGTACTGTTCTCTCATGGAATCCCATGCTTCGTTGTACTCATCAATATCTACAACTCCTTCTTTGTAAAGTTTTTCCTTCTGTTGTATTTCTTCTGGACGTTGGTGGGAAAATCCATGCTTAGGAGTGAAGACCGAAGTACCTGAGTTGGGACAAGGGTTCTTTGACAAGTATACTATACCACCAAACCATGTGTCAATGTCTTGATGTACCCATCCTTGGTTTCTTTTATCCCATTGATCCTCTGCAAATGGTTCTATCTTCTGGAAATGAGCTTGCAACTCCCAGTATGCAGGTATTGTATCATGGAATAGATGGTGGATCTTCTCGCCAATATAGGTAAACAAACGATCATTTTCTGTATGAAGTTGCTTAGTTCTTAGACCTGGCCAGTTTCCTGTCTCAGGTGGATACCATTTCATATCTTCTGCGAGCTTAACAATTTCATCAGGATCATCGAAGAAGTCATCTACGATGGTTACAGGATATGTCATGCATTACTAATTTTTATTTCTACGTTTTCCTTAATAGTATTATAGTCTGAATGACCTGTTTTGTCATCTGTATGAAATACTTGATCGTATCCAGACTTGGTTAGAATCTTATTCTTTATCTCTAACTGACGTTTTTCTTTCTGTATTCTTCTCAAGAATGCATAGTATATAATCTGAGTAAAATAAGCAAAAGGGTTCTTAGACTTCTCTGGATTGAAGTTCTCTATGTATTGAACACAGTTCTCTATGCCATCACATATCATATCCTCACGGAACATGTAGTTGACAAAATTTGGTTTATATGATAGGTGTGTAGCAATCTTTAAAAAACACTCACCAATGTAATTACTAATTGGTGGTCTGGATTCACCTGCTTCTTTTGCTCTAGCACACTGTGCTTTAAAAACAACAAGTGCTTCTAGAAATTCTTTATTGTTTACATAATGCTCACTCTGTACCCTTTTTCTAACGGCCATATCGGTTTCTCTTTGTCTATATTTTACAAGGTTTTAGGGGGAAAGTCAAGGGGGGCTTGACAAGTGGTAGTAAAGTGTGTACACTACGAGTGTGCGAGTTCAAGGGATGGTTATATACCAAATAGCTTATCTAAGTTAACTCTAGCTTCCTCTACGGTACTTAGGCGACCTTGACCAGTGATAAAGTCACCGCCCAACTTCCTTAGAGACATAGCATAGAAGATCTGAACCTCAGTATCTACCTCTACTATAGTTATAACTTTATCTTTAGGTATAATAAACTCTTCTTCTCTAGAGAACTTCATCCATGGTTGAACTTTTGCACCCACTACTTTATTTGGAAGACTAACTTCTTCAACTTGTATTGGGTTGTCTACTATTAAGTAATCTCCATTCTCATCATTTACATGAGTTACCATAGAGAGTATTTCTTCCCCAGAGACTAATTTTATAGCCGCGAGAAATTCTGGTTTCTTATTTTTATCTGATTCTGACATCTATAAACTCGTAATTAAAGTTCTCTTCATTGTATATTTTTACTCTTTCAATAAGATGATTAAGGGTATAGTTTCTTTTAGAACCTTTTGATATGTCATCCGCAATGTCATATAAGACTGCTTTAGTCTTATGATCTCCTTTCCTCAAGACCCTACCGATCGACTGGAGGTTCCTGATTTTCGATTTCGATGGCGAAGCAAAGACAACGTTATGTAAGTTCCGAATATTAATCCCAGTGCTAAAAGTCCCATAGGATGCCACTATAATACTGTCATGTGTAGTTTCAGCGATCCTTCTTGCCTTTTCTCTGTCCTCAGTATCGACCCCACCGTGTACCAAAAAGACTAATCTATCTTCTCCTACCTTATTATTTATCATGTCAAAAAGGGGCATACCATGCCGTTCAACGTAGTTGAACAGGACGAGAGTGTTACCAGATAGGTCACAAACTAGGTTTCGTATGAATTTATTACGCCCTTCATGCTCAACAATGTAGTCCATCTCCTCTTGATAGTTATCAAAAGTAGTAGAATCATGCTTGAGTATCAGCACTTTGATTTCAAATTCAGAGAG